AGGATTGATCAATGAATCGAAATGACTCATCCAATCATGATGGGCAAAACCACCCATCACTTCCATCTCTTACTCTTGGTCAAGCGAAGTTACGCTGGCCCAGGTTAATCGAATCGGAGGGTCGCTCCTTCCGATTTGATCCTGAGCTGGAGTACTTTAACGCTCTTGTCGTTGGTTACGACATGCTGCGGTGGAACACCGCAGGCCAAGAGGACAACCAAAGTTCGGCATCGCCGGACTGAACACCTAAGGAGGTATTCATGTTTGCTCGTGCTCACACTAATCAAGTTGGATACTTTGAAAAGTGGGAACCTCGCAACTTACTCATTAAGGGCATCGCAAACGACATTCGTGTCGATGTGACTGACCCTTCTTGGTGTAAGGTGGGGACATCCTATAAGTCGCCTACAATTAAAAGCGACCATAAGTTTCCAACCCAGTACTACCGTCAAATAAGGGAGTGTGTTTCTGACATACCCTTTGTTCAGCGGCAGTATGAGGGTGAGCCACCTGCACGGATCACTAGGCTTCTATTCTCTCAATATTTGAGTAGAACTATGAATCCTCTTGATTGGACCAATCCGGAAGTATTTACTTACTGGATGGGCGACGTGCAAGCCAAGGCCATTACCAGGGCTTTGTCTAAACTTCAGGAAGGAAAGGTCCAATATGGAGCTTCGATTGCTGAAGGAAAGAAAACAGCGAATATGGTAGCATCCTTGACCATGGACGTGTTTCGAGGCTATAAAGCCTTTAGACACGCTCATTTTGGTGCTTGGGTGAAGGGGTTCGTTCAGGACAGAAAGATAGCAGAACGCTATCTCGAATTCGTCTATGGTATACAACCCACTTTGGGCGATATCCATAGCGGATGCGAAATCCTCCTGAATGGCATCGCAGGTAATGGTTACACCTACGATGTCACGGCATCACCTAAGGTATCCTGGAAACAGGAATACCCCTTATTTGATGGTGCGCATGATGCTTTGTGGGATGGTATAGGAGGCTGTAGAGTCTCATATACCGTTCGAGTAAAGGATGGCGGTGTTTACACTGCCAGCCAGCTCGGTCTCACAAATCCCCTCGAGATTGCCTGGGAGATCGTTCCATTCAGCTTCTTAGTTGATTGGTTCGTTCCTGTTGGGCAAGTCTTGTCTGCCTTAACGGCTAGCGCCGGCCTCGACTTGGTTTCGGGATATTTAACTAGCTGGGACCACACATCTTGGACGATCACTCGTAAGAACCCCGATATGTATCGGACTCTTGTGAGTGGCGGCCAGATTAAGGTAAATAGGGTTCGTCATCAAAGAGAACCCATATTCAACTTTATGTTGCCACAGCTATATGATAAACCGAATCCATTTACGACAAAGCACATTCTCAATGCAATTGCATTGATAGGTGCTTCGGTCTAGTAGTGATACTAGACAGCCAAAGAACCACATGTTCAGCAATTCCGCTGATCATGAACTCAATTTCCCTAATATACATAATGGGAAATAGGAGACTATATGCCTCAATTGGTTCCCGTGGTCCTCACAGACCGCGCTCCGACTCCCGCCGATCACACGTTTAATCCGCGTGATGTTTCGAACGGGATCGTGACATTGGCAGAGTCAACTGGTGTTCCGCTTGCGGAACGCCGGATCACCCTGTCGCAGGTTAGGTCAGCTTCTGGTCGCGTTCGCGTGACTATGAAACTGGCAATCCCTGTCGTACAAGACGTTATTGTCAACGGGGTTACCCGACCGACTCTTGTTCGCACGAATTACTGCGACGTTACGTTCAACTACGACGGCACAAGTAGTGCCGACGAGCGGGACGACGTCGTTGCATTCGTTAATGGCCTCACTGAGGCCGCGAACACGATGATGTCGAAGTACCTCGTTGACTTGGAGGGGCTGTTCTAATGAGCAGCACCCGACGAGTAACGACCGTCGGGAATGATCACACTGTGATACATTCCTCTGGTGAGAGGGTAGTCCTCACAATCATTTTGGTTGTGCTGATTGCTTTTCTCGCCTTTCTGTTCGTGGACAGCAGTCCCGAACTTGTCCATATAGGAGCACCTAATGGCGCACAAACGTCAACGTACGCGATCGATAGATCGGACAATGATGCCCGACGGCTTGACCGAGATGTTAATGGAGAAGATCAACGCCCTACCGTACTCGGTCAAGACCGAATACTTAAAGGCTGAGATCCAATCCAAATACGTCTCACCCGACACGGATCCTCCGCAAGTGCGGAGGCAGCGAGCCATTAACAAATGGCTAGCTACCGAACGAGAAAACGAAGCGACGAACGATAGGCTTTTAATTTTCCCCGGGGAATACAACATTCTACCCCGGGTGCCTTATTCGCGCTTCGTTGACTTTTGTCGCGATCTCATAGTAGAGATCATCGGTGAAACACCTCCGATTGAGGCCCTTATTGGGTCCTTTTCGGGGGGTGCATCGACAAGTCGGAAACGTACTGAAAGCCATCCGGCCGGTAAGTACCTCGGAAAAGCACATGCCACACCACGCTGTTTTGAGTTGTTCAAAGATTTATTGATCGATGAACTTCCAACATGGTTAGGTGTCCAGGCAGATTACGATTTAGAAATCGAAATCGTTCCTGGCAACGTGCTATTCACGGTCCCAAAGAAAACGGATATTGACCGGGTTGCTTGTAAAGAACCCGATATCAATATGTTCGTTCAGAAGGGGATAGGTAACTTCTTTAGGAGAAGCCTTCGACGTATTGGCATAAACCTCAACGACCAGTCTATAAACCGGAAGTTGGCACGGATCGGGTCAATAGATTCATCTCTCGCCACACTAGATTTATCTAGTGCTAGTGATAGTGTTTCTACTGGCCTTGTAGCAGAAATGTTACCCGTGTGCTGGTACACCCTCCTGGATTCCGTAAGGAGTCCAGTCACCATTATTGATGGTGAAGAACACGTTAACCACATGTTCTCTTCAATGGGAAATGGCTTTACGTTCGAACTAGAGAGCTTGCTCTTCTATGTTCTCACGCGAGCCACAGCCTATTTTAAGGGCGTGCGGGGTATTGTTTCTGTCTATGGTGATGACATTATATGTCCATCTTCCATAGTCCGTGACTTAACGTGGGTGCTCCAATACTTTGGTTTTCAGGTTAACCCTGATAAATCATTCAGTACTGGTTCATTCCGCGAAAGTTGCGGTGGTCATTATGACAATGGAAACGATATAACTCCTTTCTACATTAAAGCACCTATCACTACTCTACCCGACCTTATTGACGTAGCGAATAAACTACGGAAATGGGCCGAGTTGCCTGGTCTGTCTATCCTTGACCCTGAGGTTGAGGATATTTGGATTTGGCTTAAGAGTATGGTGCCTAATGTTCTTTGGGGTGGTGTAGATACTAGCTTCAAATATCAGTTGGTCAGTTATGACCTACCTAAGCTTCGAATCTATGAAGAGACGAAGCGTAGGAGTACTGGTATAGGCGGCTATCTACATTGGTTAAATACCACCTGGGAAAGGGAATCGGTGGGTGAAGGCGTATCAACGTCTTCATTGACCACCAACCTGAATCGATATCGATTCAGGCCGATTTCCCCATCCGTGACTCGT